GCGCCATCCGAAAGCCATTCGCCTCGATGAAGTCGGCCGTTTTCTGCCTCAAGGCCGCGAAGCGCGCGCGGTTCAAGGTCGTCGGCCGCTTGGCGCGCGTCAACTCGCGCCTCGCCTGCTGGACGCCGAAGTCCCACGCGTTCGTGAGCCCGTCCTTGAACGCGCCCTTGATCTTGCCGACGTCCGTGCCGTCGATCTTGACGTCGCCGATGTCTTGGACGTTGTCCTTGAGCAGCGTCGGGAGGGTTTCTGGGTCGAGCACGCGCCGCGTCGCCCGGACTGCCAGCCGCGCAGCCTGCCTCACGCCATCGTAGGCCATGCGGTTCGTCTTGGCGTCGATCACCGCGAACTCGACGCGGGCGAGGGCCCGAGTGAAGGCTTCGCGCGTCACCGTGCGCGGCTCGCCGGTAGGCGTGTGAGCCACCACACGGAGCTTTGGCTTCCCAGGACGCCTGAAGGAACGGCCTACGGCTGCTTTGGGCTCGACGGACGCGACTTTCGGCGGTGCAATGCCCTCTGCTTGCGGACTCACCTGATCGCCTTCTGCAGGCGCTGGCGAAGGCTCAGGAGCCGGCATCATCTCCTGCATGACGACCGCGAGCGGCTTCGCGTCCTCGTCCCGGGGCGGCATCTCGAGGATCTCCCGCAGCCGGTCCTCGTCGTCCTCCGTCGGGATCACCGCCTTCGCCTGGATCAGCGCCGCCCAGGTGGTGATCAGCTGCATCATCGCCTGGGTGGAAAGCGGCTTGAACTTGAAGTGCGGGTAGTCGCCATCGCCCCAGTTCTGCTCGCACAGGTCCTTCACGATCTGCTCGTCCACGCACGCCTCGAGGCGCATCGTGTCGGCCTTGAGCGTCCAGGCGAAGCTCTCGAGCTGCGTCTGCGACTGTGCGTAGGACCCCGTACGGCCTGTCGAGCTGACGCCCATCAGATTCGGCACGAGCAGTGCCTTGGCGATCGCGAGGTCGTGGAACTCGATCGCCGCCTTGAACGAGTCCGTGCCCTGCGGGAAGTGAACTTCCGCTGTTACACCAGCTGGCAGCAGGATGTACGACGACGCCTTCATATTCGAGAAGGCCGCTTGGAGCGCCAGGTGCTCCTTCGAGTTCGGCGTCAGATTCGCCTGCTCGCTCGCCTGCGCGACGGTGAGGCCGCCTCCGAGCTTCTCCATGTAGAACGCCCATAGCCGGATCAGCGTGTCCTTCATGTACCAGGAGCGGTACGCCTCGCGCAGGTCTGACTGGCCTAAGTACGGGTCGAACTCCGGGTTGTGGACGTAGTGAACGAACTTGTCCAGCTGGAACTCGATGATGCGGCCGGCCATGAGCTGGCGAACGTAGTCGAGCTCGCCGTACTCATCCGTCATGAACTGGAACGTCGACGGATCGCGGCCGCGAAGCGCTCGTAACCCCACCCACGTGCGACCGTCGATCTCGACCGGCTGATAGAGCTTCTCCGTGATCGAGAAGCCGAACTCGCGGCCCGTCGCGATGATGTTGAGCACATCGATGAACGATCCCGGCATCCATTGGATGATCTGCTGGATGATGCGGCTGCGCTGATCTTGCTCGGCCGGATCGAGTTGCGACCCGTCGTCCCAGTCGAAGGTCCAACCGCGCGACAAAATCGCGTCGCGCTTGAACGTGCAGACCGCCTTCACCTGCTCATCAGTCCGCATCTTGGCGTAGATCTGCAGGCCCTTCTTGCCGACCAGGTCGTCGGGGTTGTAGCGCGGGAACTGCGAGGTGAGGCCGGCACCCCAGACGGGACGGTCGAGCGTGATGATCGAGGTGTCGACGCGCTGCGCGACCGGCTTGCGGAGGAAGAACTCGGCGGCGCGGGAGAGAAAGCTCAAGGTTCGCTACGCCTTCCTCTGTTGAAGTTCTCGACTACCCGATGAAGTTGCTCGGGAGTCAGTTGAAAGGGGTGTCGGCTCGGCGGATTAAGTGACGGGTTGGTAAGGCCAAGCGCTGCTGCTTCGAACTTAGTAGCATCCGTGTGTCGCCCTTCGGCTCGCATCGTTGCCGCGAGTGCCGCAATGATTTCCTCCCGCACGATGCGGCGGATGTCGGCTTCGCTGAGCTGCTTGCAGCCGCAGCCGCATGTCTGTCCGCCAGCTATCGCTAGATCTCGCTGATGCTGATTCTTCGGGTGGTTAATGCTGTCAGACTGGATACCGCAATCGCATGCCGGGCAAATACCGGGGCCGCCCATCGATGGATTGCTGAAGTCCATGCCGCAAATCTTGCATCTATCCATGTTTGTTCACCCGAGCTTCTTCGCCAGTCACCACATCATGACGAAAGCAGCACAGATGCCGAGAATGATCAGCGTGCCACCAATCGCGCAGCTAGCGGCGCCAGCCTTACTGCAGGCGATGATGATTGGAGTGCTCACGACGTAGCCTCCTCGTTGGCCTCTACGTGTAGGAGCCGTACAACGTACTGCCCGGTCTCGCGATCCACTTGCGTATCTACGAACCTCCGTGCCTTGAGTGTTTCCCAATTGGCGAAGGTCTCACGGCTGATGCGTACTTCTCCACCCGCGTCATAAACGATCATGGCAAGCATCTCCACGATGCGACGGATGTCGGCTTCGGTCAGAACGGCGACTTTCACTTCCAAGTCAGTCACGAGTTGTCTCCCATCGGATCTCTCCCTTGGTGACGCGCTTCGCCTTGATGGGGCGTGGCGGAGTCATCCTCGGTCCTGATCACTCGAGCCGTGCCCTCGCACAAGGCGTAGATCGCGGCGTTGACCGACTCTGGCAGCTTCTCACCGTCCAGCAACTGGCTGACGATCTCCCACATGCCACGCATCGTGCCCATACCGCATTCGCTGGTGTCGGTCGCGACTTCGGTGCAGAGACATGAGCCTTCGGTGCTCACAGCACGTAATCCTCCAAAATCGTCGACCGTCCCGCATACTCGATCTCGACATCAGGCGCCGACTGGCTGCGCGCCATCGTCGGGTATTGTGTGGCGTACTGCATCGCGAGCGACTCAGCGTGGTCGGGCGACTTCAAGCCATCGCGGCGCATCTCCTCCTTCGTCACGAGGTCCTCGTACTTCTCAACGCCAGGCTTCACTTTGATCGAGCAAAGCTGCTCCTCGAACTCGGTCCACGCCTCCTCGTCAGGGAGCATGTCGGGCGCGAGCGCGATCAGGCCGTCGCGGAAGTCATTGCGCATCGCGATGTGACTCTGCACACGCCGGTTGCGGAACGCTTTCGGGTTGCTGGACGCTTCGCCCCCTTTGTACGCGATCACTGGCAGGCCATCCTTCATCAGTCGGCCTGCAGTGCCAGCTCCCACGCCGATCGAGTCGATCACGATGTCGTCGCCGCGCGCTGGCGTGCCTTCCCAGGCGGTCCAAAGTCTCGCCGTCATGTCGGCCGCTTCGATCGGGGCGACCGAGGGCTGGAACGAACCCACAACCTGTTTGAGCACGTGTCTGAAGCTCTGGTAGTGCCGTGCTACAGTCGTTACGGTGTCGTCCTCGCCCCCGTCCGCCACGTCCGTGGAAATGCGCAGCTTTGGAATCGAGCCGTCGGGTTGAGCCGCTACGCCACGCATGCGTGCGTCCGCAATCCACTGGAGCGAGATCAGCTGATTCGCGTCCGCCTCGACGAACTCGCCCTTGACGCGCACGCTGAAGAATTGCGAGTTCTCGCCGTAGAGTCGCCGCCACCGTTCGATGCGGTCGAGGTTAATACCTTCGACCGTGCGCGAGTCGATGTTGCGATGGCCCCAGAGCTGCGCCTGGCTGGTGAAACACTGGCGGAAACGGCCTCGAGAACGCGTCGGATTGCCGCACACGATCCAAACGATTTCCGTGCCTGAATCTGTCAGCGCGCCTTCTGCGACTTCCCATACTGCATCATCAATCGCCGAGGCTTCGTCATAGGCAAGAAAGATTCGCTTGCCTTCGTTGTGAAGCCCAGCAAAGGCTTCTGTCCTGGCGACGCTCCAAGGGATCGCGTCAATGCGCCATTCACGGGTATGGATACGATGAAAGATGCTCGTTGCCGTCACTTCGAACCAGTGACGTGTCATACATAACCCGTGCCACTTCACGAGCTCAGGCCATGTCTTGGTGCGTAATTGCGTGTCAGTATTCGCCGTGCAAATGCCCCGACACTTTTCAAACGTACTGAGCGCCCACAATATCAGTTGCGCGATGAAGGCAGATTTGCCGATTCCATGACCCGAAGCGATTGCTTCCTGCACGACTTCCCAAGCATTCAGAGGCCGACTTTGGTTCGCGATTAGTTTTTGCTTGATCGACTCGCAAACAGCGAGTGTCCATGCTCTCGGCCGTTTGCTCTGCAGCGGACCAGGCTGACCCCATGGAAAGGCATACCAGATGAATTTAGCAGGGTCCCGCTGAAAAGATGCGACGTCGGCGATCAGCGCCTGCTCGAGCTCAAGCGGCGACAGAGACGCGAGCGGCTTCTCGCTTCTCGGCTTCTTCTGCCCCCTCGCCATTAGCTAGTTCAAAGCTCCTGGTTGCTCTTGCTGCGTCCGCTGTCGTGCCTGTGCCAAGGCGTCGGCGGTGACCATGACCAGCTGGCCGGCATGCTCGAACTTGTGTACTTCACGGTACTTCTCAGGTCGGCGGGCCTTTAATACGCCGAAAATTGCAACCAAATTTCCCGGCTGCCGCTTGTCCAAGGCATGCTCGAACAGCATTTCCTCGACGTGGTCAGTGTTCAGCTCCTTGGCGAGTTCGTAAGCCTTCCCGAACTCAGGATCAGTCCGTACATGCGTGAAGACCGTGACACTCGAGACTTCGACCGCTGCAGCGCACTTGGCGACCGTAGTGGCTGCTTGTCGGTAAAGTTCTAGGAACTGACGCTTTTTTTCAGCCGTAAAGGTGCCTGGCGCGCTGGATCTGCCTTTTCGGGGCTCGCTCACGTCAGGATCGGCTCCATTCGCCGCCATTCGGCGCGTTTGCGCGAGAGTAGTCTTTCTGTCGCCTTTAGGCAACCATTGTCGTTTCGGTGGCGATAAGAGGCACGAACTGAAAGGTTTTCAGCTAGTCATTGGCCTCTCACCACGCTCAGAGCTTGGCATTCATGACGGAACAGCATTACGTTGGTCATCTGCAAACGCGGCTCCTGTGGTCCCGCCATGAACGCCAAAGGTCGCGAAGCAGCCGCTTTTCGACGTATCGCTGGGATCTCCGGTGGATCACCATCTTCGATCTGAAGCCAGCCGAGACCTGGTCTACGGGATCTCCTGGCTTCGCGGCTCGCACGACGAGTCCGGCTGCTATGGCTTTCTGCTCCTCGTAACGCTTGCGTTCGTCGTATAAGTCCTTGTAAGCGTTCTGCTTCTTGAGAAGTGAGTCGCCGATCACAAACATGACGCTACGCCGGCGCGGACTATAGCCGTGAGCGATTGCCTTCTCGGGATCGGTATGGCGTCTCTGCCGTTCTCCGCCTACGAGGCCTAAGCCGAAGCGCTTCCAGAGTTTGGCGGGGTTCGAGTACTTCGCCAGATCTCCGGCTTCTCCGATGATCTGCGCGAGCCCCAAGGCTCCAAAGCCATTGATCGGTTCCACGAACGCTGAGTAAACCGGCAGTTCCTTGGCGGCCTTTACCAGCTCTCGCTCGACAAGCTTGCGCTGCTTGCGGATGTGGTCTTCGGCTACCTGAAGCTGAAGCGTAACGAGATTGGAGGAGACGCTAGCAGTCTTGTGCTGGGTTTCGCTTGCACAATGGCCAGCATCTCCTCCGACAACTCTTGCTTGGTCATCACGCGCGCACTGGTCGGAAGAGACGCTAGCAAACTTGTGCTGGTTCGCATCATCATCCTGGCCAGCGTCTCCTCCGATAAAGCCGCCATGGTTATCAGGCCAGGAGAGATCGGAGGAGACGCCAGCACCTGACACCAGGGAAACAGGGTTATGAAGGCCAGTATTTCCTCCGTTTGAGGGGACGGATGCAGACGTCTCAGAACTGGGTGACGACATCGTTGAGGCCTGCATCCGCCGTTCGATCGCCTTGATCTGGCGCGTGAGTGCGCCTTCGGCGTTCAGGAAGTCCTGACGTCGGCGGTGCAGTTCTTTGATGAGGCTGAGACCTGCAGTGGCAATCCAGGTCTGGGTAACTGCGACATGCTGGCTGTCTACAGGCTCAGCGGTAGGGACGACGGAAGACACACAGGCCGTGGTTGACAATTGGCTGTCGGCCTTCCGTCGCGATGAAGGGGAAGGCTCAGAAGACGCAAACATAGTGGATGGCAACTGGTTATCGGTCTTCTCAGCCTTTAATGGCCGCAAACGCTTCGTAGCTTTGGGGTACAAACCAGGGGTGGCATTCGCGCTCATTTCAGTGACTTCCAGATTGAGGCAATGGCCTGCTCGTTCATCGACTGGCGTACGGTTTTGTTCGGTTTCAGCTTCGTCGCGATCTTCTTCACGAACCGTGCGTTCAGCAGTGCTCCCGCTGCATCCGCCTGATACTGAGCCAATGCTTTCGTGAGCAACGCAATGTCCGCATCGCCGAGTCTGTGGCCCGTCGGAAGTATCCAGTCGTTCAGCCAAGTTTTGGTGATTCGACCCACACCCGCAAGGCCGCTCACGTCATCGGGACTCATGTTCTGCACCATGTCGCGAATGTTTGATTGCCGCTGCCGAATGAAATACCGCGCGGCCTGACGGACGAACTCGTCGTGCAGTTCCTTGTGAACTTCGATCAGCTCACAGAACAACACCACTGCGTTTTCACGGTCGTTCCGAGTCTCTTTCAGACACTGGTCAGCCAGTTGAGTGAGTGTACCGGCAACGCGAGGCTCAATCCCCTGCTGAATCGCGCTGGAAGTTTCGACAGCGATCTGATCGACGTTCATGGATTCCCCACAGAAGTTAAGATTTCTGACGCTTGCTTCAGCCTCTGGATCAAGGCTTTGTTTCTTTTCTCGGCAAGACCTGAAAGCCGATATCGATGTCCCGGCCAGAGCTCGGCCTGATCGACGATGCCAGCTCGTACGAATTTGATGAGATGGGCTCGAGCCGTGCGCTTTGCGACTTTGGTCGATTCCGCAGCTTCGACCGCCGTACACCAGCCTTTGCAACTCACCAGGAAATTGAACAACTTCACCTGGTGCTCGCTGATCTCGATTGTCTCCATGCGTGCAATCATGCCACACGCAGCCGCGTAATACCATCCTGTGCCAAATTGGCATAGGCATTCACGCAAACACCCCGCTACCGTTAGGGCGCGTGGGTCCGCAACATTTCGAGGTGTCTTTCTTCGCTGGCACGCTTAAGTTCGCGTTTTCTCGTGGCAAAATAAACCGCTTCGTAACGCTTTGCCGCCTCACACAGTTCATAACGATATTGTTCACGACGTTCGATTTCTTGAGCACGAGCCTTCCTATCTTTCGACTTTGTATACGTTTCCACCAGTACGCAAGAAACAGCAAACTGACGGGCGTACGAAAGAACCGTAGTCTTAGCCTGCTTTAGTGCCGTAGTTTCAGGAACCTTGACTGACTTGACCCTGATCACGCAAACACCCCACTCGTCTTGATTGGAGAACGCCGCTTCTGATACCCAATGCGGCACTCCGGATACTTCAAGGCGGCCCGACGAGATACGCCTACCCAAGCGCATGCGTTGCTGAGACAAATTCCCATGCGTCTCAGATCAGCTATACGCTCCCTGGCTGCCTTGGCGGTCGCAGTGGGATTGTCATCACGAAACAACCTTTTGCCGCCGTGCCTTAACTTATCGGCCTCGTTTTCTTTGCGAGTCGCATAGCGAAGATTTACCAAGCGGTTGTCTGTCTTAATCCCGTTCCAATGACATACGTCATGCTTGAACGGCTTTGGCCCGAGAAAAGCGAGTGCCACAAGCGTATGTACCAACCGCGCTCTGCAAATACGATCTTTGAAAAGTCCGACTACCAAATAACCGTAACGAGTTTTCGTGGGGCGACAAAGCCGATTGAGTCTCAAGGTCTTCACGTCTCCAAAAGAGCTTACTTCGTAAATCCCTTCGTACCCAGGGATTGACCGCCATTTAGTCATGCAAATACCTGTGTAGTACGAATTTCCGGCGTACCCAGTCTGTTCCCATGCACGACTCGAGGCGGCCGACTGGTGCCATCGTCCACAAGGTAGAAGCCGCCGGTGAGTTCACGAACGATATGGCCACGATATGTGCGCTCGCTCGTAAGGCTACGAAAATAGATTCTTTGTCCTGTCCTAAATTTCATGCGACTTCCCGCTCTAGAACGTGAACTAAGCTTCTCTTCCTCCTAACAGCCGAAATAGCAGCAGGAGACACACCAAAGCGCCTTGCCAAGCTACAGGCGCTTTCAGTGCATCTGTGAACCTCTAAAACTTGAGAGTCTGTCAGCTTGCGCTGGTAACAGCGCCGTTTTAACGCGCGGTCTCTGCTGTTATCTGCATTGGTTCCTAACCACAGATGATCGGGATTGACACAAGTAGGCACATCGCATGTATGCAACACCCACAGCCCAGATGGTACTTCGCCACGGTAAAGCAGATATGACAGAACATGCGCGCCCTTAGGCCTTCCATCTATATAAATCTGCCCGTAGCCATTGCTATTAAGAGATCCCTTCCAGAGCCAGCATTCTGTCGACAATCCAGGCCTAACGTACCGCAAAAACCGCTCAAGTGGCGTTCCTCTTCCCTTCTTCACGCGCTCGTGAGATGAGAATTTCATAACTGTTTCGTAGTTGGGAGTCTTAGATCAAGTTCGAATTGATCATCATTTGCCGCGGTCTCATCACTAAACCAATGTGGTGGTACAAATTTCCAACCATGCATCATCGCATGATGCTTTGGGCAAAGAACTTCGATATTCGAAGGAGTAAACGCGAATTTTGGATTAAGTGATACTGGAATTTTGTGATGAGCATGTAGATGTCGTCGAGTAACACAACCTGGAAATTGACAACGATAGTTGGCTTGCTCAATTTGTTGGTACTGAAAGCGTTTCCATTGGCGAGATTGGTAATCGAATCTGGTCACGACCGTCTCCTAAATTTTGGCGACGGTCAGAAATAATACTCACCGATTTCACTTTGTAAACCAGCCCTATATCTACTACCTATCTCCCATGTATCGACGGTATATCTACCGTATATCTACCCCTTATTAATTTCGGCTGAGTTAAGAACTTCACTTCACACCAACAAAGTCCAGTACGTCCTGCTGAGTCCGCCACGTCACCAGAGGCGCGTTGTTGGCCTGGCATTCGCTCAGGAACTCCTCTTGCGACGGCGTGTACTTGCCTTTCAGCCCCTTGATCTCGACGAACGTCAGCTTGCCGCGAAAACACGCAATACAGTCCACTGGCTTACCGATCCAGGTGAGCCACACACCGAGCTGTTCGGCGAGCACCCAGAGCTCGTTCTGGTTGAGATCGCGGCGCTCCGCGTACCTCATAAGTCCTCGCCATACGCGCGCGTGAAGGCTTGCGCCATCGTCACTATTCTACCGTTCTCCACGGTATATATGACGTCGGCACGCCGC